TCGCCCGCGCCGGTAAGCACGGGCTCCCAGTGATCCAGCGGATTGTCGCCGTCCCACGTCTCCAAGAATGCGAGACGGCCCGTTGCGAGTCGAGCGTGCTCTGCGGGATTGATTCCATACAGCGAGCTCGGCCGATCCGTCAGGTTTGCATAGCCGCTGGAGCCCGGGGTCGCCACGATCTGCCCACGCACGTTGAGCGTCGAACCGTCCCAATGCAGCCCCTGCGCAAGCGAGCCGCCAGATATGGAGCCAACCCGAAACTGATACGCTCCGCCAGACAATCCCATCCAAATGCCGGTGCCGGTCAATGGCGCGGTAGGCAAAGGATTTCCCATTGCAAACGACGGCGCATTATTGCCCGCTCCAGCCGATAGCAATGCAGTCATGTTTGCACCGTCATAAAGTGTCAGCGGAACGTTGCGAAGCTCGACGGCGGCTGAGGACGCACGGATGTAGCGATCCGTTACGCCTGTGCCGCTTCCGGCAAACAGCCCGAACTCGTTGCTTGTGCCCGTGATGCCGCGCAAATTGCCCAGCCGAGCCCTCACCGTTTGTGTTGCCGGATGGCCAGACCAGGTCACGACCTGCGCGTATGGACTGTTTTGCCCGTAGACGCCGTCGATGGCATTGACCTCATAAAAGCCATTGCCGCTGACACCGAAATCCAACACCAGCGAGTCGGCAGGAATGATGCCCGACGCCGTGCCGGGCGTGCCGGAATGGCGAGTAAATGTCCAGGTTTGCGTTCCCTCGTTTGCACCCGTGCCGTCCACATAGCCACTGACCGTGCCCCAGGCCCAGGCGACAGACAGCGATCCGCCCGAACGGCTAAACTGGCGCAGCCCGACAAAGTCGCCGCTCTGAAAGACCGCCATGTTGGGCGCCGAGGGCAGGTCTCTCACCCGGAGCGTCGCCGAATTGCCTGCCGACGGCAACGTGAAGTTTTCAGCCAATATAGCCACGCTTTTTGCAATGATCTGCCCACCAGCCAGCGCCTGCTCTAGGTCGGCGATGAAGCTTTTTGCGTGCAGTTCGTCAGCAAACAGATAGCGAAAATCGCCCTCGCCGGCGTCAGTGATGCGCATGCCGGTCGTCTGACTGGCGTAATTGCTGCTTTGCAGCACGCCGCCCGCTGCGAGTTTTGTTCGGCCCGCCCCCGGCGCAAGCAATAGTTCCTGCGCAGGCTGCACGGTCATGTTGCCGCTTGCCGTATCGAAGATGGGGGAGCGCACCCTGTCCGTGGTTGACAGGCGCACCAGCGTCAGATAGCCGCTCGCATCACTCGCCAGCACACTCGCCGCCGCGCCCGGATTGCTGGAGCTTGTCAGCGTTACCGCGTCGGCGCTGACGCTCAGCCCCAGCCCCGAAACGCCAACGGCCAGCACGCCGTTCGTCGCCGTCAACCCGTCCCCGGCAAGCTCCGACACATTGCGCCACTCCGGCGTCGTGTCGCTTCCCGTGCCGATAAACTGGTACGGTGCACCCGCTGCAATGCCCACCGTGTCCGCACCCACGCTAATCAGCGTGCCTGCGCCCACATTCAGCGTCAGGTCAGCCGACAATGCACCGCCGCCGGTCAGCCCATTTCCGGCAACAACTTGGCGCGTGGTGCGCACGACCGTGCTGTCCACGCTCACGCTCAAATCATTCCCACCTGCCGACACGACAACGCCGCTGCCGCCCAGCACACGCACTCGGCCCTGCGCATCGGGTACGGCAAGATTGTTTCCGCCGTCCCGCAGCGCAACAAACGCAGCATGATGAGCGCTCGCATCTGCCGCATGCGCAGACAAATCTACGCCGTCCACCGTGCCACCGACGATGATGTTTCCTTCGACGTTCAAATGCGCGACGCCGCCCGCTTCTTGGTTTAAAATGTAGAGCGTCGTCTCGGCGTTCGGCAAGCTCGGCGCAATCTGCATGTCGCCGCCGTACTCCCAACTCTGGCCCGCCATCGTACCGAGAACCTCGTCAGCCTGGATCGCATTTGTGTAAATCGTGCCAAAGGGAGTCGATGGTGTGCCGAGGTTGCGGCCGCCGGCACTCAAGACACGGTCGATTGCTCCGAGCACGAACGGCTTGATTTTTTGCCACACTTCCGTCACGTGCATAACCTTTTATCCCTCCTGAAGCCGCAAAAGCGCCCAGGGCGACTGGCGCCCACGCGGGCGCCAGCTGTACTCGCCTCTTCGTGCATCATACGACGCTTCTTCTATCCAGACTTCTCGCCGCCAGCGTACGCTGCCGGTGGAGAGCTGCAGCGGGAAGGGCTGCTGAATTTCTGCCCACCCCGTCGCCTGTTGTCCGGTCAGTTTTTGGCCGAGTGCAGTGTAGATGCCGTCCGGGCGTATAGACAGCGCATTGTCCATCGAAAATCCCGGCTCTGCGTAAATGCGCAAGATGCGTCCGTGTGCAATTTCAGCGTTGATTTTTGTGTTTCCACGCATCCGCAACAGATGTTCGATTTGATCCAGTGCCGTTGTTTCCCCGTCGGCCGTACCAGACACGCTGACGCCGGCGCTCGTCTCAATAATTGTGCCTGCGAGCCAATCCGCAGCGCTCGCAATCGTGGCAATTTTCTGTGCAACGTCCACGCTGCCGGGCGTCGTCTGTGCGTAGTAATAGCGATCTAGTGCGCTCCACCAGCCCCGACACTGCAACTCCGCCGTGACGGTCGTCGCTGCCGACGGCGTATAGTCAGAAAAGTCCAGCTCCGGCCAGGCGTACGTGTCAAGAAGCTGCTGACGAAGACCCTCAGCGGCGACGTCACTTGCGCCGTCCACGGAAGCAAGCAGCTCGAAGCGCCCCCACTCTTGAACGCTCAACGTATCCTCCAGCCACGCCGTCATCCTGCGTTCGCCAACATCATTGCTGCCGGGTTCAACGTAGCTGTATATGACTGCGACTCGGTTGGCGAGCTCCTCTAAAGAAGCTGATACGCCGTACTCTTGAATCTTCACGCTTTCGATATAGCCGTGCCAGACCGTGTGTTCATCAGTGTAAATGTCAATGCCGCAGCCGAGCCATCCCAGCGCCGCCAGCGCCTCTCCTCCTTTTGCCAGCACGGTGGCGGAATGACATCCGCCCGGCAGTCGCCAACTCCAGCGCAGCGGCTCGAAGGTCGTCGCCGGCGTGCGCATTATGGAAAACGTGGTTCTAGCGTACAGTTGCACGTTCATCAGAAGCTCTTGCGTCGCGGACGATAAAATGCTCTCACGAAAAACGTGCGAGAAAGCGTCATGAGATTCGTTTCCGCCATCAACAGCACGAGATTCTGCGTTCGATTCGGCGCCAGCAGCGGAAAATCGCTTCTCACTGTGTACATGTTGATTGTGCCCGACGCCGACTGCGCAAACACACGCCGCAGCGTACCGTCGACGACGACTTCTTCGTCAATTTCAAGCTGATAGCCGAGCTGCTCGAAGTCGAGCAACCCGTCCATCGGCAGCAGATAAAGCGCATCGACTTCGACTGTGTAGTTACCGCTTGTCGCATAAAGAAAGTCGACCGCCAGCGAGACGGCCGTGTGATTCGCTGTCTCGTCGCCGGGTGGAAGCGGAACAGCGCCAACGGCGTTCATGTTTGTGCCGCCAATGTTGCGCCAGCCGCTGGCGTAGAGAGTGGACAACACCATCGTGGACGGAAAGCCCACACGCATCCGCACGAGCGCTGGCCTTGTGCCCGGGAAGTTCCCTCGCAGCACGCCGAACACCCAACGCCCACGCGTCAGCGCAAGCGTTGCTGCCGGAACGGACCAAAAAAACGTGAAGGACGAACCAGTGAATGATACGCTCCGGTATTGATTGCCTCGATTTCCTGCAAGCGTGTAGTTCGTGCCGCCAGACAGCGCTGCCTCACCTTCGAGCACAAGCGGATTGGAACTGCCTGAGGCGAGCGTGTCAGTCGGGGAAATAAACACGTTGTGAGACAAGAAGAACTGTCTTGTATTGATGTTTGCACCGTTGTTGTTGCGCAGCGTCAGCCGAAACGGTGCGGGCATGCTGCCTGTTACGGCTGTGGCCGGAATCTGCAGTGCATTCCCCTCGTTGAAGCCAATCCAGTTTCGGCCACCGGTCGCCGCCGCGCTGTCGCTGACACGGCGTAATGGGAGTTCCACTTCGCTCCCTTCCCAAAAATTGCGCCGCTTCACGATTAAATCAATGCGTTGCCGGGCCTGCGGCCAAAGCTCAACGGTCGGAATACTAACCTGCCCGTCCACGACCTCGCTGCGCCACCAGTCCGCAGCATTTTCGAAGTTGATTTCAATATAAACACGCACGTCTGTTAGACGTGTTTGATTCTCTCGTGCTTTCCAAAACAGCAACTCGATGTCATGTATAAAGCTGCGCAACAGCGCAACGGACGAACGAGAGATAAACAGCTTAAACGACTCAACCACGTTCTCGTCGTCTGAAGAGGCGGGTATGTAGTCCGTCACGACGGTCGATGAGTCGGAAAGCACAATTGTTGTTGAGCCGCTGACCAGCCGCAGATTCATGCAAAAGCTCCTTGCGCATCGATGATGCGTGCGATGCGCAGCGCAAGACGTTCGACGTCAATCTCGCTATTTAACGTCGCATACACGTTGACCGTTGTGCTGCCGCGTAGCGCCTCAGCCGTCCGCTGCGCCGGAAGCACCTGCGCCCCCCGTGGCAAAACTACCAGCTCTGGACCTTGCTCGCCGACGAGCGCCAGCCCGCCCCGCGCGTGAACGGTGCCCGATGCAAAGCCGGGCAGCGACGGCAGGCTGAATCCGCTGAACGGATTTGGAATTTTGACTGTAGACAACCACTGCGCAAGTTCGTCGATTTTTGACTTAAGTCCGTCGATCGCAGACTGAATCGACGAGACAGCTCTGCTCAGCGCAGCGAACGGATTTGGCAATGAGAGTGAGGCGAGGAAGTCTTTCAGTCTATTGAAAGCGTCCTGTAGCGTTGTCGTCAAATACGTAACAAGACTCCGCAGCGTCGACATCATCGCAGAGATAGCGTTGTTTACCGATGCTTGCGCGCTAGCAAACGTTTCTTCAAAAAGCGCAAGAAACGCAGCAAGATACGCCCCCGCATCAACGTTCAAGTCGTTCAGCGTAGTTACAATCGTTTGTTTGATCGTGCTGAAGACTGCAGCTAAAAAACTCTTCACTCTTTCAAAAGTGCCGCTGACAAAAATCGCAAAAGTCTGCACAATGTTCGACGCACTCCGCCACGCCGCCGCCCAATCTCCTCTGATGACCGCAGAGACCAGCGCAGTTACCTCCCTCACGACATCAGCAATCGTGCGGATCGTGGCAGCGACCTGGTCGACAATCGGAATAAGTAGAGCGGGGAGGTTTTCAAAGACTGACGTGAGTAAATTGACGCCAAGCAGCGCAGCGGCGCCCAACGTCACGCCGAGCAGGGCGATCAGCGGAGCCACGGCGTCAGCGAGGTCGCCAAAAGCATCGATAACACTCTGCGCCGAAGGCGCCAACAAGACAAGCTGCTCCCCCGCTCCTAAAACGGCGTTTCCAAGACGGCTCAAGGAATTCGAGAAAACCGTGACGATGTTCCCCCCGCCGCTTAGCGACGTGGTCATTTGAGAGAGGGCTGCGCTTATCGCCACGAAGCGTTCTGTCAACACAGCAATGACTTGCTGTGTTTTTTCCTGAATGCCGCCCCAGTTGTTTTCCCACGCGTTGCGCAACAACGCAACACCACCCGTCAGGGCGGCGAAAGTCAGCAGGAGCGGAGAAGCAGCCGTGACGATGCTGACCAGCGCGCCAACGGCCAGCGGAGCAACGGCGATGGCAAGCGCAATCAAAATGTCCTTAAACGAAACGAAACTTGTCACGGCTTCCGTGACTGGTCTTACAAGCTCTGCAATTTTTGCGCCCATCTGCGTCGCCGCTTGAAAAAAATTCCCTGCCGCCTTTGCGCTCTCTCGAATTTTCTCCGCAAACGAAGCGACAAGGCCAGTCAGCGGACCTTGTAACTGCGCCGCCCAGTCGGCCAACGCCAGTGCCACGTCCCGGACGAGCGGGAGCAGCGGCTGAAAAGAAAGCTGTAACGATTCAATGACGCTACTGAGAATCTCCAGCGCTCCGGAGGTGGTGCTGACACGTGTCGCCGCCGCCTCGAACGCAGACATCCCCTGCACCGACTTGGCCAGATCGTTAAACCCCTCCGAGCCAAGGTTTGCCAGCGCCGTCGCAGTGCGGATGGCGTCCGCTCCGAAAATGGTCGTGAGGGCCGCCGTGCGCTGCTGATCGCTTAATCCCGCCAGCGCCTCCTGCAGCACGCCGGCGATCTCGCTCATGCTGCGCATGTTGCCGGCAGCATCGAAGAAGCGATTGCTGCCGTCGGCGGTAATGATTCCAAGCTCACGCATGACATTGGTCGCTTCTTTCGACGCACCACCTAAACGCTGAAGAAACGTCTTAAAAGACGTGCCGGCGTCGGAGCCGGAGGCAAACAGCGGAGCGATGCCAGCGATGGCGGTAGCAAAATCGTCAAACGACACGCCGGCTGAGCCAGCGACGCCACCGGCCTGCGCCAACGCAAGTTGAAAATCCTCCATTGTTAATTTGCTGCTGACCGTGACGCCCGCCACCCGGTCGATCACGGTTTTCAGATCGGAAGCTTCAAGCCCAAACTGAGCCAGCGCATCGGTAGCAAGATCCGCCGCCCTGGCCATGTCGCCGCCCGTAGCGTTAGAGAGCGCCACGACGGCGCGGGCGCCTCCCGCAAGGATGTCTTCCATCTTCATGCCGTTACGGGCCAGCATCTCAATTGCCGCCGCCGCCTCCGTGGCGGAGACTTTCAGTTTTGGGTCGACAGCGAGGTCTTTGATGAGTTGTTCCAGCGGCTTTACTTCCTCGACGGTTTTTCCCATCACGGCGGCAATATCGGCGACGGACTGCTCCAGGTCCATCGAAGCCTTGACGCCCGCTACCGCCATCCCGCCGACGGCAGCGCCGGCGGCGATGCCGGCGCTGGCCATGGCCACGCCCAGCCCGGCTACGCTCCGGCCGATACCATGTGCAGCGCCGGAGAAAAGACCGAGCTGCCTGTTGACGTTATCGATTCCTCGCTCTGCGTCTTTCGTGTCTGCACGAAAGCGCACAAGCAAATCCGCTACCGTGATCGCCATTGCTGTGTTTTTCGCTCCTCCGCTTTTGCCTCGGCCGTCTCGGCTATCAGCGCTATCTCAGTCCACCATTTTGCTTGCCGTGCCAGCTCCCACGGCGGCACGTTCAAGTACTTTGCTGCCCGGATTAGCCGGTACCAGTCCGGTGGTTCTCCGTAGCTACCTTCGGTTTCGAGCCAGCGACGGAGCTGCCGGCTCTCGTAGGGTTTGTGGCGATGTCTTGACTAATTTCGGACAACAGCGACGCCAGCACGCTGACCGGCAGCGTCATCAGCGTGCTTTTGTTGATTGCAAGTTTTTCATCTTCGTCGTTGAACAAGTCCCAGTCGACGAGCAGCGCACAGAGGGCCTCCGCCAGTGCCTGCGACGGCCGGCCGGCCGCAACACTGTCCTGGAGCATCGCTTCAAGTAACGGCGTGAAAGCCGCAGGGCGATACGTGATATGCAGCTCGTCGTCGCCAACCGGGATAGCGAGCTTTCGTTCTTCTTGATATAAGTCAGACAGCTTCATAGCGCACTCAGTGTGTTCACGACTTGCACCCGCAGCGCTCGGTTCCACCCCGCATCGAAGACCGGACGTAACGAGAACTCGACTGCATAGACGCCGTCCTCGTCGCTAAAGTCTGCGACGTTCTCGACAATGCCGCACACGTCGAGCGTAAAACGATAGTTGTACGTTGCGTCCGCTATGCCGCCGATTGCCTCGATGCGCACGAAGCGTTTTTCGCCGTTACGCAGCGAAGAAAGCAGCGCCATCCCTTGTGCGTTCGCTTCAACCAGCAACTTAAGCGAACCCGTCGGCTCGGTTTCGACATGGACGGGAAAGTTACCGGCGAGCTGTGCATCGATCGGCCAGACCGGGGCGTATCGGTCGCCAAGCTCGAACTCCCAGCGCAGAAGCCGTGTCAGCCGGGTTGTGCCGAGGGCCGATGCCGTGTTGTCGACAAAACCCGAGACCTGAATCGGCAGCACGGGGACCAACGCCACCGCCGTCGGCGAGGCGGTGAGTGAGATGCCGTCCTCGATGGAGCGTGCAAGCAATGACCCGCCGACCTCGATCGCATCACGTGTGCCCGTGATCGTGATAGCGTTAAATAGTCCATACGCCGCACGGTGCGCCCGGATAGAATCGCCGTGCTCGATCGTGTACGTGCGGATTGTGCTGTTGCCGGATTGCGGTGGCGAGAAGTCCCAGAGATACGCCGTCGAGGTGCCTTGCTGCGTTGGCGCAGAAAAATTCATGACGCCGGCGAGGAGATAGACGATTTCTGTGTACGTGAGCGGCCCCGATACGCTGCCCTCCGCCCATTCCTTTCCCTCAACCACGATCGTCGAAAACTTGCCGCCGGTCGGCCGATACGCTTGCGTGTTTGCTCGCACGTTCAGTCCGATTTGCAGACCGGTCAGACGACGATTTGCCGCAACGGCCGTGCCGGGCGTCGTCTCGACACCGAGCTGTGTCACTTGATTGATTGTCGCTCTCGTTGTCATATGTTCTCCTTCGTCCAGATCCTGTAAATGCCGCCGAGTTGCCGATACGTAACGCCCTGTTCGCCTTGCTCGGTCAGTGAGAACGGAGCGATGCGCACACAGGCGTACACGTTTCCAGAGCTTGAAGAAAAAGTCGCTCTATGCAACAGCGCATCAATGCGATTTGCCAAAGAAACCAGCGACTGATACGAGTTTGTGCGTCCGACCGCTACAACTTTCCACTCGCCGCGGACGAAGATACGCTCCCCCCCGGCGCCGAGTACGTCGTCAGTTCCCAGTGCGGCAAAAACGATGAGCGGATACGTGGCGGTGGGTGGCGCAACTGTGCTATAGATACCGGCGCCGGCGAAAGTCGTGTCGGCAGCAAGCGTTGTATAAAGCCAGCGTTCGACAAATTCGATTTCAGCCATTCGCCGCTTCCCCAACCGCTTCCCGCATGCGCTGCCGGAAACGTCCCTCGGTGGCCCGTGCCGCCGGGCGCATGTACGGACGTGGCGCCATGCGTGACGTGCCGAACTCTTGGAAAATTGCGTAGTCGGTGTGTGGCGCAACAATCCAGCTTAGCTCGCTTTCTTGTTCCGCCTCGATGCTGGCACGCAGGAAACCGTAACGGAACGGAGCGTACCGCTTTGCAACAAGCTCACATTCTCGCGCAGAATCTCGCACGCCTTGCGCTACTCGCCGCCGCATTTCCTCCGTCAG